GCGGTGGTGAGGAGTGGGAGGTCATCGAGTTCCCGGCCATCATGCCCTCGGGCAACCCGCTGTGGCCCCAGTTTTGGTCTATTGCTGAACTCGAAGCACTGCGTCAAGAACTGCCCAACTCCAAGTGGCAGGCCCAGTATCAGCAGAACCCGGTGGGTAACGAGTCCGCCATCGTCAAGCGCGACTGGTGGCAGTGGTGGGAAGAGGACGACCCGCCCCATTGCGATTTCATCCTCCAGTCTTGGGATACGGCGTTCGAGAAGCACCAGCGGGCCGACTACTCCGCTGGGACGACGTGGGGGATCTTTGACAACCCCAAGGACGGCAACCGGCCCAACATCATCTTGCTCAACACATATAAGAAGCGGGTGGAGTGGGTGGACCTCAAGAGGGACGTGCTGCAGGAGTACAAGGAGTACGACCCTGACGCGCTGATCATTGAGAAAAAGGCCACCGGTGCCCCCCTCATCTATGAGCTTCGGGCCATGGGCATACCCGTGCAGGAGTTCACCCCGAGCAAGGGGCAAGACAAAATTGCCCGTTTGAACGCAGTCAGCGACATAATCGCCTCTGGGAAAGTTTGGGTGCCCAAGACGCGCTGGGCGGAAGAGCTTGTTGATGAGATCGCAGCGTTCCCCTCGGGGGAGCACGATGACTTGGTTGACGCAACAACTTTGGCCCTCATGAGGTTCCGTCAGGGTGGGTTCCTACGCCTGCCGATTGACGAGCCGGAAGAGATTCAGTGGTTCAAGAGTCCGCGTAGAGAGCGGTTTTACACAGTTTAAGGAGCCGTTATGGCAACGAGTGGAATTGACAAGGCGCTGTACCAAGCCCCGATGGGGTTACAAGAGTTGGAAGCGGAGCCGATTGAGATTGAGATCGAGAACCCGGACTCGGTGACTATCGGCATGGGTGACATCGAGATTGATCTGGAGCCGCGCAAGCAAACCGCTGAAGACTTTGATGCCAACCTCGCCGAGTACATGGACGCTCGCGACTTGGAGTCGCTGGGGTCTGAGCTGGTGGATGACTTCACCAAAGACTTGGGTGACCGCAAAGAGTGGATTCAGACGTATGTGGATGGCCTGAAACTGCTGGGTCTGAAGTACGAGGATCGTACCGAGCCGTGGCAGGGCGCGTGTGGCGTGTTCCACCCGATGCTCACTGAGTCCGTTGTGCGCTTTCAGTCTGAGTCCATGATGGAGACCTTCCCCGCGATGGGTCCCGTTAAGACGCAAGTGATTGGTAAAGATACTCCGCAGATCCAAGATGCCGCTGTGCGCGTCAAGGACGACATGAACTACCAGCTCACCGAGGTGATGGCTGAGTACCGACCCGAGCACGAGAAACTTCTGTGGAACCTGCCGATCACCGGCTCTGCGTTCAAGAAGGTCTACTACGATCCGAACAAGGGTCGTCAAGTGGCGATGTTCATCCCCGCCGAGGACATCGTTGTGCCGTATGGGGCATCGAGCCTTGAGTCCGCCGAGCGTGTTACTCACCAGATGCGCAGGACCAAGAACGAGATGACCAAGCTGATGGAGGCTGGGTTCTATCGTGACGTTGACCTTGGCGAGCCTAGCCACGAGCTTGACGACATTGAGAAGCAGAAAGCCGAAGAGATGGGCATGACTGCCACTTCGGATGATCGCTATCGCATCCTTGAGATGAACGTTGACTTGGATCTCAAAGGCTATGAAGACAGGAACAAGGATGGTGAGCTTACGGGCATTGCGCTTCCGTACGTGGTCACTGTCGAGAAAACCACCGGCAAAGTTCTGGCCATCTACCGCAATTGGTACGAAGACGACCAGCTCCACCTCAAGCGGCAGCATTTCGTACATTACCAGTACATTCCCGGGTTTGGCTTCTATGGCTATGGCCTCATCCACCTCATCGGCGGTTATGCCAAGAGCGCGACGATGCTTATCCGGCAGCTTGTTGACGCTGGCACTCTGTCTAACCTCCCCGGTGGTCTCAAATCGCGGGGTCTACGCATCAAGGGAGATGACACGCCCATCGCTCCGGGAGAGTTCCGAGACGTAGATGTCCCCTCTGGTTCGATCCGCGACAACATCCTGCCGCTGCCCTATAAAGAGCCGAGCCAAGTTCTGTATAGCTTGTTCCAGAACATCGTCCAAGAAGGCCGGGCGTTCGCTTCCTCTGGCGATATGAAAGTCAGCGACATGTCGTCGCAGGCTCCGGTGGGCACTACGCTGGCTATTCTTGAGCGCACCCTGAAGGTGATGACTGCGGTTCAGTCGCGCATCCACTACGCGATGAAGCAGGAGTTCAAGCTCCTCAAGGCCATCATCGCCGACTACTGCCCCGAAGAGTACAGCTACGAGCCGGTTGAAGGCAGCCGTCGCGCTCGCAAGAGCGACTACGACATGGTGGACGTGATCCCCGTGTCTGATCCGAACGCTGCCACGATGGCGCAGAAGATCGTGCAGTACCAAGCTGCACTGCAGCTGGCTGCAAGCGCTCCGCAGTTGTACGACCAAGCTGTGTTGCACCGCCAGATGTTGGAGGTGCTGGGCATCAAGAACGTGCAGAAGATTCTTCCGCTGCCCGACGACATGACCCCCATCGACCCGGTGCAGGAGAACCAGAACATCCTGACGGGCAAGCCCGTGAAGGCGTTCATCGAGCAGAACCATCAAGCACACATCGCTGTGCACATGGCTGCTATCCAGAATCCGAAGATTCAGGAGCTGATGAAGATGAACCCTGCGGCGCAACAACTGCAGTCCGCAGCGATGGCGCACATCAACGAGCACATCGCGCTGGAGATGCGCAAACAGATCGAGATGCAGATGGGTTTCCCGCTGCCTCCGGCAGAAGACGACAACGGCGAGAAGGTCAAGGTGCCCGCGCAGATGGCCGATCAGATTGCCATGATGGCCGCGCAGGCTGCTCAGCAGCTTCTCCAACAGGACCAAGCGCAAGCTCAGCAGGCCGCCGCCCAGCAGCAGATGCAGGATCCGGTGGTGCAGATGCAGATGCAGGAACTCAAGCTTCGCGAAGCCGACCTGCAGCTCAAGGCGCAAAAGCAGCAAATCGAAGCGGCAGCCAAAGCCGATCAGATTCGCGTCGAAGAAGCGCGCATCGCTGCACAAAAAGAAATTGCCGCTATGCAGGTGGGAGCCTCTGCCGCTGCGGCGCGAGACAAGCTTGCTAAATCTATGGAGCTTGAAGGAGCCAAACTCGGGGTGCAAATCGCCCGCGACAAGGCACAGCAAAACCGTCCGCAACGTCAACCTGAAAGGAACAAATCCTAAATGTCCGATGAAATCCGAGCGCTTGCGCTCGTGCAAAAAGAGATTGAGAAGTACCGCCAAGAGCAAGTTGCCTTCTTGGCTGCCAGCAGAGCTGACACATTCGATGAGTACAAAAAAGTCTGCGGTGTGATCCGAGGTCTAAATATCGCCGACAACATCATTAACGACCTCGTGCAAAGGATGACGAATGAGTGAGCTATCTGAATTGCACTTGCAGGCGATTGACCTGTCCAAGGTGCTGAACCAATCTGCTGACCAGAAGGCCAAGCAGCTTCCTGACCCCCGCACGTTCCACCTGCTCTGTGTGGTTCCCGAGGCGATGGAGGAGTACGCCGACAGTGATGTGGGCCTCATCAAGGATGCCAAGACGATGCACTACGAGGAGGTCTTGACCCCCGTGCTGTTTGTCGTGAAGCTGGGTCCTGACGCCTACAAGGACGCTACCCGCTTTCCCAGCGGCCCTAGCTGCAAGGAGGGTGACTTTGTCATCGTCCGCCCCAATTCGGGCACCCGCCTGAAGATTCACGGTCGTGAGTTCCGCATCATCAATGATGATTCGGTCGAGGCCGTTGTTGAAGACCCGCGTGGCATCACCCGCGCTGCTTAAGGAGTAACTATGCCGCTGCCCAAGTTTGACGACGAGTTTGAGTTTCCCGACGAAAAAGAGGAAAAGGCCAAGCTCAAAGCTGAAGTTGAAGCCGAAGATAAAGAAGGTGGCGAACTTGCCATCGAGGTTGAAGACGACACCCCACCTGCTGATCGTGGCCGCAAGCCCATGAAAGAGCCGGTGGAGGACCCTACTGAGGACGAGCTTGCCTCGTATGACGAGAAGGTCCAACAACGCATTAAAAAGTTCACTCGTGGATACCACGATGAGCGTCGCGCTAAAGAAGAAGCTTTACGTGAGCGCGAAGCAGCGGAAACTTTTGCGCGACAGCTGTACGAAGAGAATAAAAAGCTTCAAGAGCAACTCTCCTCGGGCAGCAAACGACTGATTGAGACTTCTCAGAATGCTGCGGACATCGAGCTTGTCGCCGCCAAAAAGAAGTTCAAGGAAGCGTACGAAGCTGGCGATGCCGACTTGATTACCGAAGCCCAAGCTGAAATCGCCGAGGCGACCCTGAAAGTCAACCGGGCCAAGGAACTCAAGCCGATTGAGGTTGAAGAGCGTGAGTTCAAAACCCCCGCCGAGACCAAGCCTTCCATGCCGGCCCGCACCCAGCGTTGGGTCAACGCCAACAGCGACTGGTGGGGCAGAGACGAAGAAATGACTGCTGCTGCGATGGGGCTTGACAAAAAGTTACAACGGGAATATGGTCCCGAATACATCGGTAGTGATGAATATTTCAAAACTATTGATCGCACTATGCGAAAGCGTTTTCCCGAGTTCTTTGAGGACCGGAGCAATGAGGAAGATGATGACCCGCCTCCCCGAAAGAGGTCAGAACCGGCTTACGAGGACGATGAACCTCCGCGCCGTGCATCAAAACCCGCTGCGGTAGTGGCTCCGGCCTCCCGCAGCACACCGCCTAGCCGCGTTCGGCTTAAGGGGTCTGAAGCGACGATTGCTCGTCGTCTTGGGGTTCCTTTGGAAGAATATGCGAGACAGGTTGCCAAACTTAAGAGGGGTGAATAATGGAGCAGCAAGTGCAAGGTAAACAAAACCGTCTGGATCGTGAACTGGAGTCCCGCCGCACTACGGCTCGTCCGCAGGCATGGCGCGCTCCTGAGACGTTACCGTCTCCCGATGAACGTCCGGGTTGGCGTCACCGCTGGGTGCGCCTGTCTACGTTGGGCCAAGCTGATCCCAGCAACATCTCCTCCAAGTTGCGCGAAGGATACGAACCCTGCAAAGCAGAGGACTATCCTGAGCTAATGATGTACGCTACCAACGAAGGCCGCTTTAAAGGCGGCATTGAGATGGGCGGACTGTTGCTTTGCCGTATTCCCGTAGAGTTCTTGGAACAACGTATGAAACACTACGAAGGCCAAAACCGTGCTCAGGTGGAATCGGTGGACAACAATTTCCTTCGTGAAAATGATCCTCGGATGCCTCTTTTCTCTGAGAAGAAGTCCAAGGTCACTTTCGGTTCTGGT